TCGACGCCCTCGGGACATCGATGAGTGATTTCGCGGGCAACACAGCCGACGCCTTCAACGCGACTCTCGATCCCGCCGATCAGTTTACCGTCGCGTTTAACAACCTCAAGGCCGTCGGCGCTCAGCTTTTTACTACGCTTCAGACGATGGTCGCGCCGGTCTTAGACTCAATCGTCCAAAAGCTCAAGGACCTCACTGCCCGGTTCCAGCAGATGACCCCGGAACAGCAGCAGATGATCATCAAGATCGCCGCGATCGCGGCAGCGATCGGGCCGGTAGTTGTCGCCGTTGGCAAGGTAATTACGGCTGTCGGGGCGATTACTGACGGCGTTGGTAAGCTCTCCGGGGCGCTCTCCGGAGCGACCGGAGCGACAGGGGCATTGAGCGGGTCGATGATCGCCGCGGCGGCGCCGATCCTTGCGATCGTTGCCGTCGTTGCGGTTCTCGTGGCCGCGTTCAAGCACCTATGGGACACAAACGAGGGTTTCCGGAATGCGATGACCGCGATCTGGACACAGATCAAGGGCATTTTTACCGGTTTCGTCGATGAAGTGAAGGAGCGGTTCGCCTCTCTCGGGATCAGCATGACCGACATCACGAACACGCTGAGTGCGATCTGGAACGGTTTCTGCAATCTCCTCGCGCCGGTTTTTGAGGGCGCGTTCCAGCAGATCGCGAACGTATTCCAAGCCGTGACCGATGTCATCGTCGGGATCCTCGACATCTTTATCGGCATCTTTACCGGAAACTGGGATCAGGCATGGCAAGGCGTCCAGGAGGTTTTCGGCGCGATCTGGGATTTCATCAAGAACACGTTCCAGAACGTGCTCAACATCATGGAGGGCATCCTCAACACGGTCTGCGGGTGGTTCGGCACTACATGGAGCGAGACCTGGAATAATATCAAGAACGTCATCGTCACCGTCCTAACGGCGATTCAAAGCTTTTTTGTCACGATCTGGAATGCGATCGTCGCCGTTGTCACTACGGTCTGGAATGCAATCAAGAACGCGATCACAGTGACAATCAACGCGATCGCGACGGTCATCACAACCGTCTGGAATACGATCAAGACAGTGACCTCGACCGTCTGGAATGCGATCGTCGCGGTCATCACTACGGTCTGGAATGGTATCAAGAACGCGGTCACGACCGCGATCAATGCTGTCAAGCTCGTTGTCACAACGGTCTGGAATGGGATCAAGACAGTGACCTCGACCGTCTGGAATGGGATCAAGACAGCCGTGTCGACCGTTGTCAACGGTATCCGGAGTACAGTTTCATCGGTATTTAACGGAGTCAAAAACACAGTTACGACTGTCTGGAACGGAATTAAGAGCGCGATCATTACGCCGATTGAGTCCGCCCGCGACAAGGTGAAGGGAGCGATTGACAAAATGAAAGGCTTCTTCCACTTTGATTGGAAGCTTCCGGACATCAAGCTCCCGCATTTTTCGATCGAGGGCAAGTTCTCGCTCAATCCGCCGAGTGTTCCGCACTTTGCGGTCGACTGGTATGACCGCGGCGGCATTTTCTCATCTCCGACCGTCATCGGTGTCGGCGAGAAAAGGCCTGAGTTTGTCGGTGCGCTTGACGATCTCCGCGCAATCGTTCGGGAAGAGTCTGCCGGCGCAAGCTCGGCGGCTCTGAATCAGATCGTCGAATTGCTTACCCAGATCGCGGGCAACCCGCACGGCATAACCGTCAATCAGACGATCAACGCCGAGGACACGAGCTACGTCGGGCAGCAGAAACAGGCCGCTAAGGAACTCGGCCGGATTGCGAGGGCGCTGACATGAAAACACAGGAAATATTAACCTACACAAACACAAAGGGCGAGTCGATCACGTTCGGGGTCGGCTCCAAATATCACGTCAATGTCTCGAAGGACGTGACGGGGCTCAGCGACCTCGACGACACGATTTACTCGACGTCCTCGATGGGACAGCACGGCGACACCTACACGGGCGTCCGGATCGAGCCGAGGCCGATCAAGATCAAGGGCAAGATCACTGAGCGCGATAAATCAGCACAGATCGATCTGAGACAGAACGCGCTCAAGATCTTAAACCCGGAGCTTGCGGGGACTCTCCGCTACTACTACGGCAGCTTTGCCCGTAAGATCGGGGCGATCGTCGACGGGACGCCGACGTTCACGCGGGATCTCTCTCAGGCGTTTGAGGTCGATTTCAAGTGCCTCGATCCGTTCTGGCAAGAAGAAACCGAGCACCGCGAGGACATCGCGACGTGGGAAGCCGCCTGGGAATTTCCGACAGAGATCGACAGGGACGACGCAACGGACATGATTTTCGGCAGCCGTTCGGACAGCGTCATCGTCGACGTTTACAACGGCGGACACGTCTCGATCGGTATGAGGATCGTATTCCGGGCAATCGGTGAGCTCACAAACCCGATGCTCCTAAACGTCAACACCCGGGAGTTCATAAAACTCAACTATACGATGGTCGCCGGCGACGTTGTCGAGATCAACACGTCCTACGGATCCAAGAGGGCAAGGCTCACCCGTCAGGGCGTCGTGTCCAATGTTTACCGCTATCTCGATGTCGACTCGACCTTTATGCAGCTCGATGTCGGCGACAACGTTTTCCGATACAACGCGGACACGGGGCTCGACAATCTCGAGTGCTCGATCTATTTCAGCCCGAAAATTCTAGGAGTATAAGCCAATGGATCTGAGAATTTTTGACAAACAGCTCAACGCCCTCGGCGTCATCGACGAGGCGGCGAGCGTCATCTGGACCGTCCGCTATTTCGACGTCGGCGAGTTCAAGATTCTCGCGCCGATCACTGACAATAACAGGGAGCTCCTCGTCCGGGATCGCGTCGTCGTAAAGCACGACAAGTACACCGACTACACGGACGCCGACGGCGCGATCTGGAGGCGCGGCGCGGTCATTAAGTACGTGCACTACACGAAAGACGAGACCGGTCAGGAGCAGATCGAGGCGACCGGCTACGGTCTGAGCAAGTGGCTCAGTCAGCGAGTCATCGCCCCGACATTCTCAATGACCGGCACAAAACAGGCAATTGTCAACGAGCTCGTCACCCGGAACATCGGCAGCAAAGCGGACACCGCGCGGCAGTTTCCTCAGTTCATCACGATCACGCAGAGCGATTTCGGCGGGGTGAGCATCGACTACTCTCCGGAGTATCTCAAGGACCTCGGCGACGAGGTCAAGGCACAATGCCAAGACGGAAAGCTCGGCTATGACATTCTCGTAAACGAGCGGACGAAACAGTTCGGATTTTATCTCTATGAGGGCCGAAACCTCACCGACGGAAACACCGACGGCAATCCGCCGTGCATTTTTTCGCGTGATTTCGATAATGTCACGGAACAGGAGTACGAGAACAGTGTCGAAAACTATAAAAATTTCGCCTACGTCCGCGGGTCCTCAGACAGCAACAACGTCCAGATGATCGCGACCTTCGACGGAGCCGGTGCTTCAGGTCTTGACCGGTGCGAGGTCCTCGTCGACGCGACGGATATGTCGCGGAGTGTCGAGGGTGACAGCGGCACGAGCACCGACATCCCGGACGCGACCTACAAGACCATGCTCGAGAACCGCGGTGCGACAGAGCTTGCGACCATGATCGAGACCTACACGTTCAAGAGTACGATCCGCGCCGACTCGAATCTTGCCTACAAGGACGATTTTGACCTCGGCGACCGCGTGACGTGCATCGAAAAGAGGTGGGGCATCAAGATCAACTCAAGGATTACAGAGGTTTCTCAGACCTGGGAAAAAGGCAAGACAACGCTCGAGGCCACGTTCGGCGAATCGACTCCGACGCTTCTCGAGGCGATTAAAAAGAGGAGGTAAATCATGAACTACATGCCTTTTAACAGCGTGGACCATGACCGCGTTTATAAGGCCGAGGACTGGGCCTGGTATTTTTCGACGTTCATCTCGAACGGCGTATTCCCCGCGCCGTCGGACGGTCTGCAAGTCGTCGCCGGCGACGGTATGACGATCGGCGTCCGGCCCGGCTACGGTTTCATCAATGGCTACGCATTCCGCAATCAGGAGCTCTACAATCTCACGATCAGCAACGCCGACGGCTCACTCGACAGAATCGACCGCGTCGTTCTGCGGTGGGATCTGACTCAGCGACTCATGGAGCTCGCGGTCCTCACCGGATCGCCGTCAAAGTCTCCAACAGCGCCGGCGCTTACTCAGGGCGCCGACGTCTGGGAGATCGCTCTCGCGGACGTCTCCGTCACTAAGGGCCTCACGACCGTCACTCAGGCACAGATCACCGACGACCGATACAACTCGAGCCTCTGCGGGATCTGCGCCGGTGTCATTACTCAGATCGACGCGAGTACACTGACTGCTC